TTTCAAAACAATCAAAAATAAGTCTTAACTTTGCAAGATACAATAACAAGGGATCTATAAGTGAACTAATTAAATGAAGGAAATCACAATTAACATTAAAGAAGTAGGTTTTCCCACTTATTTCGTATCAGACGCTGAAAAAGAAACTAAAGAATACGGGCTTCAAATTGGACAAGCCATTCAATATGAATGGTTTCGCAAAGATACAAATGGCGCAAGATATTACAGTAAGTTTCGAGATTTTAATAGATTAAGATTATACGCAAGAGGTGAGCAGGCTATTGCTAAATATAAAAATGAATTAGCTGTAGATGGTGATTTATCTTATTTGAATTTAGATTGGACACCTGTTCCAATTATTCCAAAGTTTGTAGACATTGTAGTTAACGGAATGTCTGATCGTTTGTTTAAAGTTAAAGCATACGCTCAAGACGCTCTTTCACAATCTAAAAGAAGTAAATACCAAGACATGATTGAGGGTCAGATGGCTGCGAAAGAAGTGTTAAGTACCGTACAAGAGCAGACAGGTTTTGATCCATTTATTATGAATCCAGATGAGCTACCAGCAAACGATGAGGAGCTTGCATTATATATGAATTTAAATTACAAACCCGCTATAGAAATAGCAGAAGAGGAGGCTATAGACACTATGTTTGCAGAAAGTCATTATGATGATATAAGAAAAAGATTAGACTACGACTTGATGGTTACAGGAATAGCTGTAGCAAAACACGAGTTTCTTCCTGGAGCAGGAGTGCAAATATCTTATGTAGATCCAGCCAACTTAGTTCACAGCTACACAGAAGACCCTTACTTTAGAGATTGTTTTTATTGGGGTGAAATCAAAACCGTACCAATAACAGAACTTGTTAAAATAGATCCTACATTAACTAATGATGATTTAGAAAAAATATCTAAATACAGTCAAAATTGGTATGATTATTTTAATACCGCTCAGTATTACGAAAATGATATCTTCTATCGGGACACAGCTACTCTTATGTATTTTAATTATAAAACCAACAAAAAGATGGTTTATAAGAAAAAAATAATGGAGGATGATAATATCCGTATGATTGAAAAGGATGACACTTTTAATCCACCAGAAGAAATGATGGATGAAGGTAATTTTGAGAAGGTAGAAAAAACGATTGACGTTTGGTATGATGGTATTATGGTAATGGGAACAAATATTGTTTTGAAATGGGAGCTCGCAAAAAACATGGTTCGTCCTAAGTCTAGTTCTCAACACGCACTTTCTAACTATGTGGCTGTTGCGCCTAGAATGTATAAAGGTGTAATAGAATCTTTAGTAAGAAGAATGATACCTTTTGCTGATTTAATTCAAATTACCCACCTCAAACTACAACAAGTTATAGCTAGAACTGTGCCAGATGGCGTTTATATAGACGCAGATGGACTTAATGAAGTGGACTTAGGTACAGGTCAAGGGTATAATCCAGAAGACGCTTTACGGTTATATTTTCAAACAGGAAGTGTTATTGGGCGTAGCTATACTCAAGAAGGTGAATTTAATCAAGGGAGAGTTCCTATTCAGCAATTAACCTCAAACTCTGGTGCATCTAAAACACAAATGCTTATCGCTAATTATAATCATTACTTAGATATGATGAGAGCGGTTACAGGATTGAATGAAGCGAGAGATGGCTCTACACCAAATCCAGATGCTTTGGTTGGAGTTCAAAAGTTAGCCGCTCTTAATTCTAACACAGCCACTAGGCATATACTTGACGGAAGTTTATTTATATATAGGTCTTTGGCAGAGGCCCTGACTTATAGAATAGCAGATGTTTTAGAGTTTTCAGATTTTAAAGATGATTTTATTAATAAGATAGGTAAATATAATGTTAGTATTTTAAATGAAATTTCAGATTTATATATTTATGATTTTGGTGTATTTATAGAATTAGCACCTGATGAAGAAGAAGCAGCTAGATTAGAGCAAAACATACAAGTGGCATTATCTAAAGGTGATATAAATTTAGAAGATGCTATAGATATAAGAGAAATCAAAAATATCAAACTAGCTAATCAACTTTTAAAAGTTAAAAGAAAAGCCAAACAAGAACAAGATCAGAAAAATGAAATGCAAAAGCAAGCTTTAACTAATCAGTCACAAATGCAGTCTCAAGAATTAGCTGGTCAAATAGCTATGCAAAAAATGGAAGCTGAGAATATGTATAAAATGAAATACAAGCAAGCGGAAATAGCTTTTGAAATAGAAAAAAACAATAACGAGGCTCAGTTAAAATCTAAACTTATGGAGCAGGAGTTCCAATATAATCTTCAATTACAAGGAATGACTCAAGCTGCTTTGAATCAAAGAGAGCAAAACAAAGAGGAAGGAAAAAGCAAAAGAATTAGTCAAGCTAATAGTGAGCAGTCACAACTCATAACTCAACGTAAAAACAATTTACCTCCAAAAACTTTTGAATCTAACGAAGATTCCTTAGATGGTTTTGATTTAGCCGAGTTTTCACCTAGGTAAAAGTGTATTTTATTTTTATTTAACTTTGTATAAAATTTAATTAAATGGAAATAAAAGTACGAGAACTAACTGACGTTGAACCAAAGTCAAAACAAGAAATAGAAAAAGAGCTTTTAGATAAGCACGAAGAAAAACAAACTCAAGTAGAGCAACCAGCTGAAAGTTCTACAGAGGAAGTAAAAGTGGAGGAAACAGTTTCTGAACCAGAAGTAAAAGAAGAATCCACTGAAAAAGAAGTTGTCAACGAGCAGGAAGTTGAAGTTAAGGAAGAAAACCCTGAACCTCAACCTCGTGAAATCGAAGACAAAGATGTTCTTTCATATATTGATAAGAGATATGGTAAGCAGATTTCATCTATGGATGAGCTTTTAACCGAAAGGGAAAAGGCGGAAGAATTACCAGAAGATGTTGCTGCATACTTTAAGTATAAAAAAGAAACAGGGCGAGGAATAGGAGACTATGCTAAATTGCAAAGAGATTTTTCTGATTTAAGCCCTGACGCTTTACTTAGAGAATATTATTCTGTAACGGAAGAGGGATTAGATTCGGAAGATATAGATATGATGATGGATGATTTCCGCTACGATGAAGAAGTGGATGAGCCAAATGAAATTAAAAAAGTAAAGCTTGCTAAGAAAAAAGAAATTGCTAAAGCAAAAAAATTCTTTAGAAATCAACAAGAGCTGTATAAGCAGCCCCTTGAGTCAAGGGAAAGTTCTGGCGCTGTTGATGAAGAATATATAGCTTACAGGCAGTCTCTTGAAGATGCTAAAGCTCAACAGCAGGAAAATGAATATAGATCTCAATGGTTTGTCAAAAAAACTGATGAAGTTTTCAATGACGATTTTAAAGGTTTTAAATTCGAAATAGACGACAAATCTCTAGTTTTTTCTCCTGGTAGCGCATCCGAGTTGAAGAAAGCCCAACAAACAGCTATGAATTTTGTACAAAAATTTTTAGATGATAAAGGGTATATAAAAGACGCAACAGGATACCATAAAGCTTTGGCAGTAGCTATGAACCCAGAAAGGTTTGCTAAGTTCTTTTATGATCAAGGTAAATCAGCGGCAACAGATGATGTTATACGAAAGACTAAAAATATAGATATGTCTGAGCGTAAAGCACCAGAAGTTTTAAGTAAAGGTGGGTTTAAAGTTAAATCAGTTTCTCAGCCTTCAAGCCGAGGACTAAGAATTAAGAGTATAAAAAGAAGTTAAATATTAAAAAATTAAAATTATGCCAGGACAGGTAAAAACAACCCCGACTTTTGCGTTGACACCGAGTTCAGAAAGAACTCCAACTGCGCAAAACTACATAGTTAACTTTGACTTTTTGAATCAGTATCTACCTGATACTTATGAAAAAGAATTTGAGCGCTATGGAAATAGAACTATCTCATCATTTTTAAGAATGGTGGGGGCAGAAATGCCAACTAACTCTGACCTTATTAAATGGGCAGAGCAAGGTAGATTACATACTAAATACACAAGCGTAGGATCAGCTGCACTTGTAAATGCGGATACAGCTACTTTCCAAGTTAATGACACTTTAGATCCAACTGCTGCTGAGCAAGTAATTAGAATAGGTCAAACTATTGTAGTTGTTCAAAACGATGGTTCAGGATCTAACAAAGCTGTTGTAACTGCAGTAAACAATGCTGCTGGTGGTAGAGGACAATTCACTTGTGCTTTTTATGAAGCAGGTGGTCTTGTAACCGCTGGAACAGGTGTTGGTAACGCAGACGTTACTGTATTTATATATGGATCAGAGTTTCAAAAAGGAACAGCAGGAATGGCTGGTTCTTTAGAGGCTAACGACTTTATCTTTGAAAACAAGCCTATTATCATCAAAGATACTTACACTGTTAATGGATCAGACATGGCTCAAATCGGTTGGATTGAAGTTACAACTGAAGATGGTGCTACTGGATACTTATGGTATTTAAAGTCTGAGCATGAAACAAGACTAAGATTTGATGATTACTTGGAAACTGCAATGATAGAAGCAGTTCCAGCTGAGGTAGGATCAGGTGCTACTGCAGCAATCGGTTTAAACACTGGTGCTGGAGCTCAAGGAGCTGGTTCGGATGGAATATTCTATTCAGTTTCTCAAAGAGGAAATATCTGGGACGGTGGAAACCCAACTACATTAGCTGATTTCGATTCTATTATCAGTAGACTAGATAAGCAAGGTTCAATCGAAGAGAATGTATTATTTGTCGACAGACAATTTTCATTCGATATTGATGATATGCTAGCTGCTCAAAATGCGTATGGAGCAGGTGGAACTTCTTATGGTTTATTTGACAACGATGAAGAGATGGCTTTAAATTTAGGTTTCTCTGGATTCAGAAGAGGTTACGACTTCTATAAAACAGATTGGAAATATCTTAACGATCCTACAATGAGAGGTGGTTTACCAACAGGTGCAGGTTCAGGCAGAATTAACGGCCTACTTGTTCCAGCTGGTTCAACTAGCGTTTACGACCAAATCCTTGGTAAAAATGCTAAGAGACCATTCCTTCATGTAAGATACAGAGCTTCTGAGACTGAAGATAGAAGATACAAAACTTGGATTACTGGATCAGCTGGTGGCGCTGCTACTACTGATGTGGATAATATGCAAGTTAACTTCTTGTCAGAAAGAGCTGTTTGTACATTAGGTGCTAACAACTTCTTCTTATTCCAAGAATAGTAGTTAAGTAAAGAGAGGGGGCAAGTCTCCCTCTCTTATTTTTAAATTTTAAATCTAATTAAATGAAAAATACATTCAAAGCGAAAGCTTATAAGCTAACTAAAGAAAACGCTCCGTTATCTTTAATATTAGCATCCCGACACACACAAAGATTCCCTTTATTATGGTTTGACGAAAAGTCAGGTGTTAACCGACCTTTACGTTATGCTAGAAATCAAAACAGTCCATTTCAAGATGAACAAGACGATACAGCTATTTTAGAACCTATAGTTTTTGAAAATGGTTTTTTGAGTGTTCCGAAGACAAACCAGGTTCTTCAAAAGTTTTTAGACTTACATCCTGGTAATGGAAGAATATTTGTAGAAATAAACAAAGAAGCTGAAGCAGCAAGGGAAAATGAAATTATAGAAACAGAGGTAGATGCGTTGATTGAAGCAAGGCAGCTAGAGGTAGACCAGGTAGAAAACATATCTCGAGTTTTGTTTCAGAAAGACCCTGCAAGATATAGTTTACAAGAGCTGAAAAGAGAAATACTAAGGTTTGCAAAACGTCAACCAGAGGACTTCTTGAAAATACTCAAAGACCCATCGTTGAAAATGAATGCAACAATTCAAGGATTCTTTGACGCTAATCTTTTGACGCTACGCAATAAAGACAAGGAGATTTGGTTTAACACTCCATCTAACAAAAAGAAAATGATGAATGTTCCTTATGGAGAAGATCCAATATATATGGCATCATCCTTTTTTATAAGCGATGAAGGCGTTGAAGTTTATAAGCACCTAAAAGAACTGCTTAAAAACAAATAAATATATATCGTATCTTTGTTTTTTGTTTAACCCATAAATTTTTTAACATGGCAAAATATATAACTATTCAATCGTCAGATGATGCAGGGAATGCACACATCTCGACAGACAAGATTTTATTTGCAGAGACTAATTCGTCTACCGCAGCTAGAATTTACTTATTAGACGGAACTAAGTACATTTCAATCACTGGAACTGGATTAACTTCTGGTTTTGGAGAAAATGTAAATGCTGCTTTAGTTAAAGCTGCAGAGACAAGCTGGACAAATGTTACAGTTCCTGTTGATTTAACAGGTATGACTGTTACTGCAATAGCTATAGTTTAATCTATTTATAGATTAAGTTAGTTAATTAGAGAAGAGGTCAAAATTAATGACCTCTTTTTTTTTGCGTATCTTTGTACAAACTCAAGTACGATGATAAATTCTGTACGAAACACAGTATTAGCGATTATAAATAAAAACAACTACGGGTATATATCTCCTGCAGATTTTAACCTGTTTGCTAAGCAGGCTCAGTTGGATATATTTGATGAGTATTTTTATAATTATAACAGACAAATAAACGAAGAAAACGCGAGAGTTTCTGGAACAGGTTATGCAGATATAAAAAAGGGTTATGAGGAAGTTATTGATACTTTTTCCGTAACAGCGCAACTGACGCAAGACGCAGCTAATGTGTATACAATGCCTGCTGATTATTATTTAATTAATAAAATATTATGTTCAAGTGGAGGAACATTTAAAGGTGAAGCTGAAAGAGTATCTCAATCAAAAATAACACTACTAAACGGCTCGCTTTTGACCGCACCTTCTACAAACTTTCCTGCATATACTCAACAAGCAAGTAAAGTAACTGTGTTTCCAGATACTTTTAATGGAGCTAATGATATAGAAGCACAGTATATTAGATATCCCCTTGACCCAAAATGGACATTTAGCACCATAGCAGGTGGAGCACCCGTGTTCGACCAAAGTCAAGCAGATTACCAAGACTTTGAATTACCAGCAGATGATTCAAATGACTTGGTGGACAAAATATTACAATACGCAGGTATCTCTGTTAGAGAAGGAGATGTGTATAAATTTGCATCTGTTGAGGAAGAAAAAGAAAATAAACAAGAATAATTATGGCATACATAGATCAGAAAAAATATTACACTAATGACGCGGTTACCCCAACTAATGCTAATTGGGGGTCTTATCAATACGTTTCTCTCAAAGATATTATTAGTAATTTTTTACTTATGTATCAAGGTAATCATCATCTTGTTAATAATGTGAATAGATATAAGATATTATTTCACGCAAAAAGAGCCATACAAGAACTTAACTATGATGCTTTTAAAATTATTAAATCGTTACAGTTAACGGTGTATGATGATTTAAAGTTTGTATTACCACCTGATTTTGTTAATTGGGTAAAACTATCTTTGTTTAAAAATAATGTAATCAGAGATTTAGTAGAAAATGTGCAGGTTCAATCGGCCACATCTTTTCTACAAACAGCAAGTGCATCTTTTACTTATGATTCCGATGACAATGTAACAACGCAAGAGTCTGCTTTAGATACAGCAAGAAAAGACGGTAGCTTAAAAAGTGTTTATTTAAGAAATGAAGGTGAAGCAGATAATAACTCTGGTTCTTTTGATTTTGATGGAGACGATATATACAACTCTAGGATAGGAGCGCGTTATGGTTTAAATACAGAAACCGCTAATTTTAATCCTACTTTTACTATAGATAGAAAAGCAGGAGTTATAAACTTTGATTCAACAATGGCAAATCAGAGCTGTATATTACAATACATATCTGACGGTATGGAAAATGGAAATGATGACTCTGTAAGTGTTAACAAGTTATTTGAAGAGTACGTTTATGCTGCTATTAAGTACGCTTTGTTAAATAACAAGTTTGGAGTACAAGAATATATAGTTAACAGAGCAAGAAAAGACAAAAGCTCACTTTTAAGAAATGCTAAAATTAGATTAAGCAACATCCATCCTAGTAGATTATTGATGAATCTTAGAGGTGAAAATAAGTGGATAAAGTAAAATGGCTAGAATACAAAGAAATTTTGTAAGAGGACGAATGAATAAAAGCCTTGATGAAAGGCTGATACCAAATGGTGAATATATAGATGCCCTTAATGTTAGATTAGGATCTACAGAGGATTCTGAAATAGGTGCTGTAGAAAAGGCCAAAGGGAATAGTCAAATAACTAGACTTTATTTTATTGATCCAATAAGTGGCAATAATGTAAACCTCAGTAATAACGCTCGATGTATAGGTGCGTACGAAGATGGTGCAAATGAAACCCTGTATTGGTTTATACATGATGGGGCGTTCCCTTTAGGAGATACAGGTAAATGCGATATGATTGTTTCTTTTAACAATTTAACAAGTGGAGTTCGTTATCATGTTGTTAGCGTAGATGATGGGTCTGGTGTGAATACAACTTTAAACTTCAATCCCAAAAAATTAATCACAGGTATAAATAAAGAAGGTAATTTGCTTTTTTTTACAGACGATTTTAATCCACCCCGATTTATAAACGTTAATAACGCATATAAAGAACCTGTAGAGGCTGCTTTGGTAACAACAAATGTGGTTGCTTTTGCTTTTACAGCGGGTCTAACAACGGGAGCAGGTATCTCACAAATCGGTTTTCATCGAGGTACTTTACCTGGATGCCCTGTGGCTGTTGGAGGTGTAGGTGCTGGAGCCGCTCCTACCACAACACAGGTAAGCTTACCAGGAACAGGTTGCTATACTTTGACACAACCAAATCAAGCGAGCAGTAAGATAACCCCTGGCTTTGGAATACAAGGAGCAAACAAAGCTTCTAATATGAGACTAACAGAATTTATAACAGATATTAGTGGCTCAACAAACAATGTAACTACAATGAGTTTCTTTGTTGGAGACGGAAGTAGTGTTTCTGGAAGCGGTAACATAGCGGGTAATATTACAGGGTCTGATGGAAGTAGCGGAACTTATAGTTGTAATTTTAGGAATGAAGCTATAAATCAAGTAGACGATAGTGGTTTTTCTCAAAATCCAGAATCAACAGGTACTGTGGTCTTACAAGGATTGACATTAGTAGATGGTGTAACTTATACTTTAACTTTATAATATGCCTTATATAGATCAATTTAGCGCAGAAAGTTTATTGGTGATAAAAAAACCACCTTTAGCAGCTCCTACTATTTTCAATAAACAATTAAGCAACTCTGAAAATACCTTTTTAGAAGACAAGTTTGTTTGTTTTGCTTATAGATACCAATATCAAAACGGTGAGTTCTCGGCTGTTTCACAGTTTAGTCCTCCTGCTTTTACAACCTCAAGTTTTTCTTTTGATTTTGATAGTTTTTTAAACGAAGGAATGGTAAACACAACTAATGCTGTAGATATTACTATAAATACGGGTGATAGTTTAGTTGTTGGTTTTGAATTATTGTTTAAAGAAATGACTGACAATACTATTAAAGTTATTGAAAAGTTTAATAAAGATACAGAAGGTATCGGTGATAACACGGATTTCGTTTTTACTTTTGACAATCAAAAAATATTTACCGTTCTTCCTGAATACGAAATATTAAGAACTTACGACAACGTACCCTTGCAAGCACAAGCCCAAACCATAATGGGCAACAGGCTAGTTTATGGAAACTACTTTGAAGGTTATGATTTAAAAGATTCATTTGGTAGAGCAACAAATTTTACATATAACACAACTTTACTTACAGAGGTTGTTGAAGATAACAGTTTAGATGAAAAGACATCATTGAGTGAAGCTACATTTACTTTATCTGGGAATATAACAGTGCCCGCAGGTGTATTGACTATAGATTTTGAGGGTGTTGAGCTCGTAAAAGGCTCATCTATAAATATTGGATTTACTCTAAGTCACTCTGCATTTAGCGGCAGCTCTCCTTTTCCTTCTGACATAAACAGTAATGTGGCTATAGATTTTAATTACACTCTATTACAAAATTATGATACAGCTTATGATTTGTCTCAAGATGCGGATTTTCAAGCTAAAATGGGAACGGCATCTAACATACAACCTGTATCTACTGCGTGTGATGGCGCTACTTTAACTGACGTTATAAACTGTGCTCTTGCTACCACATTATCTCCGTATACTAAAAATGAAAGTGGCGTTTCATCTTTTAATGAACCTATACGAATATTCGCAGATACAAGCTCTCAGAATACTATTGGTATCCAACCGATAGCTATGAAATATGTGGACGCATTTAATGTTATAGTTGAATATTATCAATTTATAAGCACCGAAGTTTCATTCTCTAGCTCAACAAGTAATTTTAGTTTACATAGTAACCGAGGTTATGAAATAGGAATAATATACATGGATGAATTTAACAGGTCATCTACTGCTTTAGTTAGCCCTACCAACACCATTCATGTGCCGTGTGGTAATTCTGACCTCATAAACAAAATACAGGTAAATATACCTGGCGGTCAACCTGGAGGGCCACCTGCACAAATAGCACCTGTCTGGGCTACGAGATACAAGTTTTGTATTAAACCAGATAAAGCTACATACGAAACTATATACACTAGTATATTTTTTAAACCTGATGGCGCTGGAGATGTGTACTTTTTATTAGAAGGCGAAAACGCAAACAAAGTAGAAACAGGTGATAGACTGATTGTAAAAAAAGATGCGGGCGGGCCAAAGGCTAGCTGTGTATTTGCCACAGTATTAGAAAAATCAACTCAACCAAAGAATTTTATTAGTATAGATGATCCTTTAAATACAGGAACTGATATAGAAGTCCCCGCTGGTGTATATATGAAAATGAAACCTAACTTTGCTATAGATGATGGTGATGATTTTAATAATGTAATAGCTCAAGGAACATTTACAGGAATAAGAGGAAGCAAAAATGGTTGCCCCATTGCTATATACCCTGTAAATATAGAAGACCCAGCTAACACTAGTCAGTTTATAGATTATGATATTCCTGCAGGATCTAGGGTTAAATTTCTTATAGAACATGAAAGAAGAGGGTCAGGTAAACGTTGTGAACGAAGAAGTAGTTTTATAGAAACAACGGTGGTTGCATCTAAGAGTTACACATCACAAGGGCCAATCATTTCCTCTGATCCTAATTCTAACCCATTAAATAAAGGTGCGTTTCAAATGTTTTTTGAAGGAGAAAACCTGCAAAATGTTTTACCCGCTATAGCCATAAAAGAACCTGGGCCTGGTGAGACAGATGAAGTTTTATTTAGTTACAACTCTACGCCAGCGTATGCAGCAGGGAGACCTATTTTATCTGATGCAGGATGTGCAGTTCAAACAAACTTTTTTAGATTTCATAACAATACTACCAATGGAGAAAGAACATTTTTAATGACAGGTACACATGGTTGTGGTGGTAGTGGAAACAGGGGAAGCAGAAAAACTTCTTTTGTTAGTGTTACAATAGAAGTAATTAGAGCAGATTCAGGGGTGGTGTTTGAAACACTTCCAGGAGAAGCTTTACCAGATGTATGGTTTGAAAACGACAAATCTTTTGCTATAGACGCAAAAGGACAACACACGGGTTCTAGTCAAAACCAACTCATAGACTTTCAAAATCAAGGAGTTGTAACAGCGCAAGACGCCATAATAGACACAGGTTTTGCAAACTGCCTTTCTTTTGGAAATGGAGTAGAAAGTTATAAAGTAAGAGATTCTATCAAAGGTAAAGAGATGAACTTTGGAAACAGAACTTTTACAACATCAGGTCAGTTATATAAACAAGCTCACAGGTTTGCAGATTTAACTTACAGCGGGGTTTTTAATGATGAAACAAATGTCAATAAACTCAACGAATTTAATTTAGGTTTGTTAAACTTCAAACCTCTTGAGGATTCTTTTGGCCCTGTTAGAAAACTACACTCAAGGTTGAACGACATACTAGCTCTACAAGAAGATAGAATATCTAGGGTTCTAGTGGGTAAAGACTTACTTACAGATGCAAGTGGTGGTGGAGCTTTGACTTCAGTTCCACAAGTATTAGGAACGCAGATACCAAGGTTAGAAGAATATGGAATCAGCAATAACCCAGAAAGTTTTGCTGTTTGGGGTTATGATATATTTTTTACAGACTCAAAAAGAGCTGCAGTTATAAAGTTGACGGGTGATAATTTAGAGGTTATATCTCAAAGTGGAATGAGGTCTTGGTTTAGAGATTTTTTCGCTCAATCTATTGGTGCACAAAAACTCGGTGGATATGATCCTTACATGAATGAATTTGTATTAGCTAGCAACACAGAGTCTAGTATTGATTTAACAGAATGCCAACCATGTAATACTTCACAAATATTTCAAATAGGAGGTTCTGAATCATCCTCTGCGAATTTTTGTGTAAATGTAGGACAGGACATAGGAACAGTAACAATATCATACGTTATACCTGAATCTGATTTAACCCCTATTCATAGTGAAGAAGAAACACCAACTGGAGCAGGTGATGTGCAGGTGGTAGATGAACCCAATAGTGTAGATATAGTATCAGAAGCAACATTAACAGGGACAGCGTATTTAATTAACGCATATTACAATGGTGTTAAATACACCTCTGGAAATGTCTATATCAGCGGTACTCTAACTATCCCTAAAAGTTTGATTGAAGAACAAGATATATTTGTTGAGATTACCACAAGTAATTCTGAAGCAGCTCAAATAGAAATGACTGTAAGCTGTCCGTCACAAACAGATTTAAATGTTTATCAAATAGCGGTAACCACTAACAACCAAGCAAACAAAACGATACATAATCAGTATAGATGGACGGACAATGTTTTTTCTTCACCCATTCATTCTCGACAAATGACATTTGCTGCATTCAGTTCGACTAACCCTATAGTCTCTCAATATAGTGTAGTATCTGGTATAATGGGAACTGGAGCTATACCTGGTGATGGAGCTGTAGTGAGTATAATATCAAATAAAATAGCACCTGACGATTTCGATTTTAATAGATCTGTACATAAGTTTAGATACTTACGATCCTCTACAGTTTATACCAATAACTCTGCAGACATTAACGCTTTACTTGCGGCATCAGCAGAAGCAACACCTGTTGTAAAAGCAAACACACAGTATTACGCTAATTTTACGATGCCCTCTGGTACTGCAACGGATAACAATTTGTATTTAATTTATGACTATAGAGAGTCTACATCAGTAAGATTATGTTCGGATACAACAGCAAACACTGCTTGTTGTGGTTGTGGTGGTTTATCACCAACTGTTCCTTGCGGAGAAAACATAGCTGTGAGCAGTATAAATTCAACTTACCCTGCTCAATATACTATAACACTAGGAGCTGCTGTTGGAGAAGTAACAATAATATTTGATGCAAAATCTGTTCTTGATAGATTCATAATAGAGTTTGATGGAATTGTTGTAGTAGACTCCCAATATAGAGGTGCAACAGGCACAGGTGTAGGAACAGGGACTAATAACAACCAGATACCTCAACTTCATAATTCGTTATTGAATGGTAATTCAGGAGGCCCATTTGTAGATCCTATTTCAGGAAACCCTTATGGTTCTTCATCTAATCCAAACACACAGGCGCTTCCTACTTTAGCAAATGGCGGAGTTGTGGCTAACACACAATACCCTAATGAAAGCCCTGGGTATGGAATTTTAAAATTTAACAAACTAACAGCGACAACTACTTGTACGTTAAAAGTATACAGTCCATCCGACACGGGGTGGGAGGTATATGATATATCATGTCCAAGCGCATAAAATAATATAAATGGCACAAGCAACTTTTTATATCGACACCGCAAGTTTCTCTACAGCTACTGCTGTTTTTACAGACAGGGCTTTACAGACAAAAGCTGCAGACGGTTATTACTCTGACGAAACAATAGTAAGAAGACAGCAAAACGGAATTTTAGAACCTGCTGTTAATTGTCCAAATTGTTCGAACCCACCTCCTCCTCCAACAGAATATTGTGTAAACCAGTTTCCTGTAAATCAAATTACATTAGATACAGGAGCTCCCGCGGTAGAGGGTGTAGACTTTTTTTTAGGTGGTGATTCAACTCTTCCAAGCACTCAAAAATGCGGAGTTCAAGGGGCAGTTGTTACTTTTAATATTACAGCAACGCCAGCTTCTGGGAAAAGATTTAGAGCAGGCGATCTTTTTAATGGGTCTATAAATGGACAGGGTATTCCAATACCTAAATCAAATATAAATGTCGACAACATATTAACAGGGGTTTTGGAAGACATACCTGTCACCACGCCTGCCACACAATATATATTTTTAGGTGCGTGTCTAGGTGGTTCTATTTTTGAACTAGCTTACACAGGGCAAGATGGTTTGTTTTTAGAGGTAAGTGATACTGAATTAGCAACGCTCAATGCAGCAGCTGGAAATCAAAGATATGCTATAACTGGTAGTTACGGCGATGTTTCATATTTATACTACGACAAAACCGAGAGTAGAAACAATCCAACTAAAACAACTCTTACTCAAGCAGAAAAGCAAAAGCTAGCGGGAACAGGAAGTGGTTTTTATGGTCGTTTGTCTCCAATTAAAGTGGCAGGAGAGTTTGATTGCCCTGTTCGTGATCCAAAACAATACGGTGTTTTTAGAAGATGTGAACCTGTGGCAAATCAAAGTTCTACATTTTGTCAGGAGCTAAGTAAGGAATTAATCGGAAGCAGTGTTTACATACAAATTGACACACGATATGCGGACGAAGATGGAAATACTTATGTTTTAGAGCAAGTATTAGATAATAACAGCGGTGATCCAGCTCCTCCTTCAGAATTACTACCTGTAGATGTATTTGGGGTTAGATATGGACAAGGTTTTAGAAGTAGAGAATTAGGATGCCCTGAAGATGTTTATATTGTAAGAACCTGCACGGATGTTTATGGTTCAGGTATTCAAGAATCTAGGCTTCCAGGAGGTGTATCATCATGGCCAGATTCTGACATAGGCACACTTTTTGAAGTTTCAGGGGATGTCTGTTGGGAAATATTTAAAAGGGTTAGTGAATTAGAAGCAAGAAATTATAGTGTCTATTATTTAAGAAAACACCAAAAAAGAGGAGAGGGCGGATGCGGTGATTGTCCAGGAGGAACAGAATAAAAATTATAAAATTAAATTTAATAAAATGAAGTCAATATTTGTACAGATAGCAAGCTATCGCGATCCACAGTTAGTGCCAACGATAAGAGATTTAATATCTAACGCGAAACATCCTGAAAATTTAAAAATATGTATTGCTCATCAACATGACGTAAAAAAAGATGGTTGGGATAATTTAAATGAATTTAAAAATGATGACAGGTTTATTATTATTGATATACCTCACTATGAATCTCAAGGCACTTGTTGGGCAAGGAATCAAATACAACAACATTATAATGGAGAAGACTTTACTTTACAACTAGACTCTCATCACAGGTTCGTTAAAGATTGGGATATAAAATGTATTGATATGTTTTACCAAGTTCAAACACCAGCTGATCCAAAACCTATTTTAACTAGTTACATATCTTCTTACAACCCTAAGAATGATCCAGAGGAAAGAGTACAAATTCCTTGGGGGATGAAGTTTGATAAATTTACTGATGAAGGTATTATGTTTTTTCTCCCGTATCATCTAAATCGTGAAGACAAGCCAATACCAGCTCGTTTTTATTCAGCCCATTTTGCTTTTACTGTAGGTGAATTTTGCAAAGAAGTTCCGCACGATCCTTATTTATATTTCCATGGAGAAGAAATAACTATAGCAGCTCGAGCGTATACTCACGGATACTCTTTGTTCCACCCTCACAGAGTTTTGGCTTGGCATGAGTACACAAGAAATTACAGAGAAAAACATTGGGATGATCATCCTAATTGGACAACCTTGAATCAAAATTCAATAAAAAGAGTAAAGGCTTTGTTAGGAATAGATAATACTAAATGCACTCCGTGTGTAGAAAAGCAATTAAAAGGATATGGTTTAGGAAATAAACGTACCCTTCAAGATTATGAAAATTATATAGGAGTTCGTTTTATAAATAGATCCGTGCAACAATCCACAGTAGATAATGAACTTCCGATGATAAGGTTTGAACCTTTTCATATATCTACTGTTTTAAATATAAAATTTAAAAGATCAGATTTTAAACACAAAGAATACCAGTTTATAGCTTTGATATTTCAGGACGCTTACGGAAAAGAACTCTATAGATATGATTACCAAGAAAATGAAATAAAAGATTGGGGTGATGTTAGTTTGGATATTAAATACATAGGACAGTCTCCTTCTAAATGGTTAATGTGGGGATACACAAAAGAAAATGGTTGGGCTGATTCCATCCACCGCTCATTCAACAAGCATTGAATATAAAGTTGTATTTTTGTACTTAGAACAAGATGAGCACACTTAGAAAATATCCAGGAACCATAGTTAGCGTAGGTGACGACCCTATAGGGGAGTATCAAGGCACAAATGGTTTAATCTATTATATAGGTTCTAGAAAGACTGTCAATATACCACAGGATATACAATTTTCTGCTGGCGCTGCCCCTGTTATGGCTTCAGAATATTTAAGTCGCCATACACCTGGTACGTTAAGAGGTCTTGGTGTTATACTAGATTCTACAGGTAAAGAATTATTTGCATTTTATCCTGATGTTTTAATAGATCCTGCTAGTCACAATAATCAGAAAGTTTTTACTGAGTTAAGTAACCCTACATTTAACAACAGCAAAACATTACCTGCGGGTGATTACGAGATAGTTACCTTTATACCTCAAGTCGATGATAATTATGACAGAAGCCTTGGGGATTTCGCTGGTGGTGGATTTTATCTTGTTCAAGGTACTGCGCTACTAAGTATACATGGCAATATTGTATCCAGCCCTGCTACTCCAATACCTGTTACTACTGCGGCAACTCCTCCTCCTACTAACCCACCTCCTACATCCCCACCTCCTACATCCGTTACTCGAACTGCAACACCTGTTGTAGAAGCACCGACACCTACGCCTCAAGTTCCTACAGGTATCCCATATACATTGTCCTATAGTGAGGGTGTAAAAGGTTGGCCATCTTTTTATTCTTATAATCCCGATTTTATGATTGGTATGAACAATTATTTTTACACATTTGCGGGAGCCAACTTGTATCGCCACAATACAAATGAAGCAAGAAATAACTTTTATGGAGTTCAATATCCTGCAAAAATTACCACGGTCTTTAATACTGAACCTTTAAGAAACAAGGTTTTTAAAACATTAGCTTTAGAATCTGACAGTGCCTGGACATCTACCATGAACACGGATATAGGTCAAAACGCTGCGATACAAAACGCTTGGTTTGAACTTAAAGAAGGTAATTATTATGCTGCCATAAAAAATGTTGCTAGTTCACCTGCTACCCTTAATACATTTAGATTTAGATCAATCAATGGTATAGGTAACACCACAGGTTTTAATGTAACTAACCCTCGTGTTTTTAATTTTTCTGTGCCTATTGATTCGATAATAGCAATAGGGGATTTTCTATATTATATAAATGTTTTTGACAATCAACCAAAGTTAGCAGGAATAATAACAGCTATAGGAACAAGCTCAATAACTGTAGATAGCACTATACCTGGTGCTACAAATCCTACATCAAATACACCTCTTATGTTAGCGGCAAAAAACACCCTTGCTGAATCACACGGTCTTTTAGGTCATTACATGATTACCACAATAGAAAACGGATCAGGTGCGAACACAGAGCTTTTTGCTTTAACAGCTGATGTATTTAAAAGCTATCCTTAATTTTTAGTATCTTTGTGTTGAATGGAATTTAATATAAGAAAGCTAGAGCCTTCTGACTATAATATATATTTAGTGAAATGGTGGAAAGATTGGGGATGGACACCTCCAGTTAAAGATTTTTTACCAGAAGAAGGAACAGGTGGTATATTAATTTCAGATGATAAAGTGCCAATATGCGCGGGCTTTTTATACCTTACTAATTCAAAGGTAGCTTGGGTGGATTGGATTATATCTAATAAAAAATATACAGATAGGAAGAACAGAAAAGAGGCTTTGTTTATGCTTATTGAAACATTAACACATCTTGCACATAACAGTAAAGCTAAATTCTGTTATTCATTAATAAACAACGAACCTTTAAAAAAAATATATAAAGAGTGTGGGTATACAGAAGGGGATAAATACAACACTGAAATGATTAAAGCATTATAATATGGGATTTGCGACAACAGGTGCAATACTAGGAACAGCAGCGGCAGCTAAGGCCGCAACAGTAGCGGCGGTAGCGGGTACAGCTGTGGCGGTAGGTTCTTCAACAGCAGGTTTTATATCTGCTGGGAAAAGAAGAAGAGAGGCGCGAGAGGCTACAGATAAGGCTGCACAAGCTTATGCGGAAGCTACTAGAATAGCTTCGGAAAATAAATTTGCAGGGCTTAGTATTCCTAAAGAGGGTTTTGAGCAACAAAGAAATTTAGTTTTATCAAATATAGCACAAACATTACAAGGAGCACAGGAAGGGAGCTCTAGAGGTGCGGCAGCAGCAGGAAGTAGAGCGGGTGCAACAGGTGTGGTTCTAGGTGATACAATTAGAAAAGGTAAAGACGACTCTTTATTCAGAGCTGACCTAATAGAAAGGCGAGGGGCAGCAGGAGTTCAAAAAAGTCTAGCTGGTTTAAAGTTAGGTGAAGCTCAAGGTGAGCAAATGAGAGCAGCTGATTTAGATGAGCAAGCGGCCCAACTAAATAAAAGCGCTGCAAGCACATTATCAAGTTTTGGTAAACAGCTTATATCAAACCAAAATCCTTTTGATAGACAAAAGGGAGCTGTTACACAATCGCAAGTTGAATCCACTTCAACCCTTCCTTCTATAAGCCCTCCTGAACTTAATATTTATGGAGAACCTGTGCAAAACAATATGGGTTTTCTAAATCCAATAGGTAATAATAGTGTAGCTTTAGGAACGACTATTTTTAACCCTATTCAAGCACCTAACCCAGTAGGGCCAGTATTTGTAGATCAGACCAATCCTTTCAACCAATTCACAGGTTATCAAATGCCAGGTCTAACAGGAAATTAATAATTTATGAGTTACGGATACGTTAGACGACAGAGAGTTAATTTAGATTGGGGTGCAATCGGCAAAGAAATGTACACCGCTATACAAGAAGGAGAAGCGGAGAGACAAGCACGAAAAGCAGATATTTTAAAACAAGACAAAGAAAGAGCAGAGCAGCTTATAAACCAACCTCAAGGGGAATACGCAGAAGCCAACAGATTTATATCTGAATATTCTGAGCAAGCACAAAACCAAGCTCTTAGTGATTTACGAGCTTTAAAAAACCGTGAAATATCTGAAAGAGAATACTACAATAGAAGAGCAAACCTCCAACAAGGTACAGACTTAATGTTTACAGCGGCTAAAAATTTCAACGCTAATTACGATAAGGCTATGGAGGATATAAGAACTGGAAAGTCTAGTGTATTATTAGCTGATTTAAAAGGTCATATGGAGGCTTACAGTAATTTCAAAGACCACGGTACGTTTATAGATCCAAACACAGGACAGGTGAATGTATCAAAACTAGTTCAAGATGGAGGTAAGTTGGTGGCTTCAACACGAGCAGGTGATTTTATAGACGCTTCGAAACTTGTTAAAATGTCTACCGCTAATATTGAGAATGTCGATTTAGATGGAGAGATTAAAAAAGTTGCAGACTCCCTAGGTACAATAGAAGTTACTACTGCAGATGGGACTAAGATAAAAGCATCTCTAGCTGATGTGCAAGCAGGTAAGTACGGCGATGAGGTAAGAGAGCTTTATGGTCAAGAAATAACGCAATCCCTTAGAGATTATGCAGAAGCGATTGTTGGCACTAACATTGACCCATCAGCTGCAAGTATACTAGCAGACCACATGGCTGCAGGAAAAGGTGGATACAAGCTGTCGTTTGACCAGCTAGTTGATGAGAATGGAAACTTGCTTGAATTATCGAAAAACAAAATGAACAGAGACAAGCTTATTTTCTACAACGAGAGAGGCCAATTACAGATAACAGACGAACAAAGAGAGGAGGCTATAAACTTTGTTGAGAATAGATTAAGAGCTAGTTTAGACACTCTTATTGAACCCGACCGTATCAAAAAGGTTGATGAAGCAAGACTTGCTTTGCAGAGAAGAAAATTAGATGACGACAAGAAAAAGAAACAGACTGGTAAAGCAATCAAATTAGGATACTTTGACCTAATAGATGAAGCTATGTCTGGTGATGATAAAAAGTCAAACACTGCTTTAAACAGTTTGTTGGTAAAAGCTAATCAAGATGTTAACAAAAATAAAAATATAGAAAGGTTTTTAAATATTGAAAGAAGAAACAGCATTGTGGATGGAAAAATTGTGCCTGGTCAAAGAGAGTTTATTGTTACTTATGAAGACAAGGACGGAAAAATACAGACAACACCATACCCTATTGACAATCCTGATGTAGATGCTCGTGTTTTATTACAACTGTTTTATGGGGAAGAATTAAAAGAAGATTCCTACGAGCAATTATTACAGGAATACAAAGATAACGAAGGTGGGTTTACACCAGAATTTATAAGGAATCCAAAATACGATCCTACAAAAAAGAAAACAAATTATGATCCTAACTTCAACCCCGAAACAAACACCAACGAAGAATTGAACCCTGAGTATATTTTGAATCCAGACTACTTTGGATATAAGGGTGCTGTCCCAACAGAAACCAAAAGAGGTGCTGTAAACTTTGATGAAGTAACACTTGAAAAAGACGGTAAGTCTGTAGCAACAAAAATAGCTGAAACTTTTGATCAAGAAAGTGCTGAAGATGAAACAGCAGATCCTATAAAAAAAGGAATTATAAGAAGGGTACTGTCTTTATATAGCGATGGTAAATACGATGATTGGGATGTTATAATTACAGAAAACGCAGGTAAAGGGAGAAGCGGTAGGCTCGTGTCTTTAATGAAAGATAATCAACGAATTGAACTTGGTAACACTAATGATTTTGCATCTTTGCGTGATAAATTACAAAGGTTAGTAAACCCTGGTGAATTAGATTAATGGAAGAAATAGAAAAATTATATAGCGTACTTACAGAAGGTGGTTACTACACCAAATCTTTTGAAGAGTTTCAAGAGCAATTCAAAGACCCTAGTTATCAAGAAAGAGTCTACGGCGTGGTTGAAAGAGACAATCTGTTCGGTGAAAAAAAAAACGACGTACCCGACGACGTTACGGATTCTGCATCGGAAGATGGTTCATCGGAATCAGCAGCATTTAATGAAAATGATTTAAGCGTACTTAATCAAAATTTTGTAACCCCATCTGAAACTCCTGGAGAATATCAAATGCCTGAAGTAATAAAGGAACAGGTCGAGGTAGATGTTCCTCAGACAGGAACTGAATATGAAAACACTTTAGCTACCCTTTTTGCAGAAAAAGAAAAAACTAGTGAGCTTACAGACTACTTAAAATCAAAAGGAGTTAACGTAGAAGATATGTTGCTTCGAATAAAATCCGATGGTATATCATCTACAGGAACAGAAGAGGAAGATATAAAAAGGATTTATTCTACCTATGTAACTGATGCGGCATCTAAAGATATTATTACAGATGTAACTGCTTCTACAGGTAAACCTAAGTTTAGAGAAGGTGAGTTTACCTCTTTCCCAGATTTAGGAGATAACGTATATGAAGAGCTTGATATTGATAGAAGAGATTTTGCAACTTGGGATGCGAATACTCAACGTCAAGAAACAGGTTCGTTTCGATTTATTAAATCAATTTTACCTACAGAAGAAAACGAAAAATTTTTAGAAGAAAAAAGAAAGGTAGAGAAAATCGTGTCTTATAAAATGGAACTCCTCAACAATATTGAAAACGATATTAATAGTGTTGACGCTAAGATAAGACTAACAACCGATTACCAATCTAAAAGAAAACTATTTAGCATTCGTAATGAACTGTTGGCCAAGTTTGATAA